TGTGGTCTAGCACACCAGCCATCTGAAGTGCGGATGCAACGTCAGAGGAGCAGAGGATGATGTTACCCTTACCGCGACGGGTTGCTTTCGCAATCGCGTTCGCTTCTTTTTCGATCTGGAACATCAGACCCTTGAATTTTTCAACGGACCAACGACCGTTGGAGTCAACGTCAAGGTCGAAAGTACCAGCAGATGCGGTGTCTGGGGAACCGGTTGTCGCAGTTGTGTAGACTGTGCGGACGACTTCACGGTTGATTTCTGCGAGCAGTTCTGCCGAAAGCATGTTCGCCAGTTCTGTCTCAGCATCAAGGCCGTGGATCGCCTTCAAGTCTTGTGCGAGTTCGGTGGTGTATTCTGCTTTCAGAGCGCGGGACTTCGCCGTAACGGAGACCTTGTCGATCTGGAAGCTCATCTGTGCAAAGTCTGCACCAACACCGTCACCCAGAGCTTCAGCAGCTGCGGTGGACATACCGGTACCGGTGTTAGCAGTTGCGGCGGTACCTGTGGTGCCTGCCTGTGTGCCTGTACCGGAGAAGTCGGTGTCAACTTCGTTGTAGAAGGTTTCGGTCTTGACTGCGGTGTTTGCAGCGTCAACGTAGTTGGAGCGCATTGCGAAGATCAGACCGGTTGGGCCTGGCATAGGCTGAACGCCTGCAATGTCGTATGCAACCAGGTTCGGCATCGCGCGACGAACAAGAGAGATAAGGACAGGATCGTAGTTCTGAACCTCACCTGTGTTGTTGACGTGCGGTGCTTCGGAAAGAAGCGCGCGTGGAGAGTAGGATTGACCCTCACGGAGAGAGACTTCCGTGTTCTCCAGAAGCGTTGCGGTCACTGCTGCACGGTGACGATCACCAATGGCAGGAAGAGCAGAGTGTTCTAGGATAGGACCCCACTTCTTCATCAGTTCTTCGTTTCTCATTTGAATTTTCTCCTCTTTGAGACGTATCTAATGACTATTTATAAAAACTCTTATTTCGCGAATGCGCGGTCCAGAACAGAAACATAGTGCTTGATGGATTCGTCAAGGACGGGCGCTTTCGCTTCTTCCTCAAGAAACTCTGTCTCGTCCGTTGCAGGTGCAGCCGCCTCGGTGAAAAGGCTTTCCTTCAGCGCTTCGACCTTCTTTCTGTAGTCTGTGACAGACTTGAAAGAAACGCCTTCAGCAAGAACGGAAAGTTTGTCAGCCTGGGTCTCTGTTAGACCTTCTGCAATGTCGTCAAAAGCTGCTTCGATTTCCAGCTTCTGCTTTTCTTCCTTGAGATCCATCATTTCTTCAACAAGATCGTTGTATTTCTTGTTGGACTCCTCAAGTTGTGCTTCGACTTCGGCCAGCGCGTCAACGCCTTCCTCGTCAAGTTCGATGTTGTGCTCAGAAACAAGACCCTTGATGCCGTCAAGTAGAGACTCAGCGACTTCAATCTTGATGTTGCTTTCGATAGCAACTTCGTTTGCTTCCATCCAGTTCTCGACAACATAATCAAGATACGAATCGGCCTTTTCGGTCAGTTCGTCAATCGCTGCTTCAACTTGCTCTGCGAGGTCGTTTTCAAACTGTTCTTCCAGTTCTGCGGTCTTTGCAGAAACCTTTTCGTGAACAGCCGCTTCGAAGATTGCGAGTGTCTTTGTCTTGAAGTCCTCAGAAAGATCGGTACCTTCAAACAGACCTTCAAACGCTTCTTCAAGGCTGAATTCTTCTGTCTCGGCTTCTTCTTTCATGCCAACGTCATGGGAACCCTGTGGCGTCTTGACACCGTTCTTTTCAACGGTCTCAGGCGAACCGTCGGTAACCTTCTTTTTCAGGTCCGCGCGACGCTTCTTGACTGGGCCGCCAGCTGGTGTAACAGCGTCTGGTGCAACAGAAGCTTCGCCAGTCGCCTTCTTTTCTTCTAGGTTTTCTAGCTCTTTGCTCATGTGATTTCTCCTATTGAAGTGATATTCAATTACACTTATTTATAACATTCAAGATTTCGATAGGGATTTCAAGAATTTTTCAAAGTGACGTGCTGCCTGCTCTTCCAATTGCTTGCGCGAGACTTTCGCAACCTGCTTGACTTCTTCTTCGATTTCGTCAAACGTGTTTGCAACAGTCCAGGAAGATGATGCAACGTCATACACCCATTCAACACCTTCTAGAATACCTTTCACGAAAGCGTCTGGTGCGGATGGATCAGCAACGATATCGCCCGCTGATGCGAGCATGAAGTCGTTCTGCACTTCCATGATGCCTTCCGAGTTCTTACGAACAGAACCCATACCGCGAGAGGAAATACCAAGGTTCGCACCTTCATCAATCAGGTTCTTGATAATCACACCCATAGGTGTTCCCATGACCTTTGCCTTGCCGACGATGTTCGAACCCTCGGCTTGCAGATTGGTGAACATGTGCGAGACGCGATCAAGGTTGATGGTCGGACCACTTGGGTGGCCTAGTTCGCCATATGCGCGTTTCTTGGAAACATAGTTTTCGTTGTATCTTTCGACCTCACGTTTCAGAACGTTGCCTGGATAGATACGGCCGTTACGGTTCTTGATATCACCTTGCATGATGATACCTTCGATGTAGTAAGACTTCTTGCCAGACTCGTCCGCTTCTGTTAGGTAAGATACATCTTCTACCAGTTCTTTAATGAGTAGTGACATATTTCTTTTCCTTATCCTGCATAAGCTACCGAGGTGCAGAGAATGGCGACATTAGCTTCAATCGTGTCCGTCGGCGCCTTTTTGATGTAGTCGACCGTTGCGGCAGGCATGGTGAAAGAACCGATTGTGGTGCCTTCGCTGTCTTTGACCGTCACCACTGCCGCCGACGCAGCATATGCTCTGACAACAGTTGCACTAGACACTGTGTTAGCGGCCGTGACAGAAGCTTCAACGGAAAGTGGTTTGACGATGCGTGACATTACATGGCCTCCTTAGCGAATTGTAGGATTTCCTTGAAACCCTTTTCGCTTTCCATCATGCGCGACTCCATACGCTTACGGTTAGAACCATTCAATTCCTTGAATAGTTCTTTCAGCGCGGCCTGGTCGTCCTCTGAGAGTTTGACAGACGATCCGTCCTTGAGTTTCATGGATGATGCGATCTTGGCTTCGAAAATCATTTCTTCTTTCATCGCCTGCTTGGTCGCCGTCGCATACATGACGTTCTTCCAATCATCACCGTAACGCTTCTTGAAGTCTGCCTGGTTTTTCTTCATCGACTTCACGATTTCTTCGCGCTTCTTCATACGCGCGTCGGACATTTCGTCAAGTTCGATGCCTAGATCAGCTTCTTCAAACGATTCCAGGAATGCGCTTTCTTTGACGACCTTGATGGATTTCCACTTGTTCGTCTTGGCTGCCTTCCAATGTGCATCGTCTGCCTTTTTCTTGTCGTCATAGATGCCAGACTTGAAACGTTCACCGTCTTTGGATACCATGACTAGGCGGTAACCTTCGTAAACGATTTCGTCCTCGGGCTTCTCACGGTCGGCCTTACGCGATCTGTCTTTTGCTGTTTTGCCGCCAGTTTCTTGCGCGTCGGTCGCAACAGGATGGTCGATAACGTCCACGCAATGTTTCGCGATAAAACGTCTTTCGTCCGGCGACTTCGGCGGATTCACTGTCTCAGCAATGATTTGCTTCAGCGTTTTCATTGTTCGGGCTCCCCGATTGGTGATTAGCACTCGTCCTCGTCATCCTCGTCGTCGTCAGACTCATCTTCCTCGTCATCCTCGTCGTCGTCAGACTCATCTTCCTCGTCGTCGGATTCCTTGGCTTCGAACATGTCGTCATACTTGGCGCCGATTGCTGCTTCCATCTTCTCCGACATAATGTCTGAGAAAAGAGATTCAAAGCCAGAAGCGTCCTTTTCGTATGCCTTGTTGATTAGGTCTTTGATGCTCATTTGAAATACTCCTTGGTTGAATTTGTCGTCCTATTTATCAATATTGCGTCCTTACTGGAATCCGCCGCCTTCGATTTCTTCCTCGTCGGGCTCTTCTTTTTTCTCGGTTTCAATCTGCTTCTTGATTTTATCAATCTCGTCCTCGGTCATGTAAAGGACATTCTTGCGGACCCACTCTTTCGAGTAGTATTTGCCGGTGTATTCGTCAAGATCACGAAGCAACGTAATTCGGTTCTGAAGTATTTCAGCGAATTTCAGTTCTTCGAAGTGGTTGTCCTGCATGAAATTGTAACGCAGGTTCTGCTGAATAGAGGGCCACTCCTCAGGTGTAATGACGCCTTTCAAGATCAACTGCTTTTCAAGGCACTTGTCAAATAGAATAGAGAAGCGCGCTCTTAGGCGACGAATGAATTTCGAAAACTTCACTTCGTCGCGTGAGATTTCGGATGCACGACCAAGCGAGAATCCGTTTTCCGCTTCCATTCGCGTGATAGGCACTTTCAGCGCGCGGTATAGACGCTTTTGGAAATAGAGGATGTCCTCCATTTCGCCCAAGTTCTGACCGCCTGGCAATGTCGTGATTTCGGTACCTTTACCGCCTTCGCGACGTGGCAACCAGAAGTCGTCAGTCATGGACATA